TCATGCTCTTAAAACAACGTTCGATGCTGGTTATCTAATACCATTTTTTGTTGATGAGGCCTTACCAGGCGATACATACACGCTAAACGCCCAGTGTTTTGGGCGTCTAGCGACTCAAATTAATCCAATCATGGACAATATTCACCTGGAGACGTTCTTTTTTGCAGTTCCAAACAGATTGGTTTGGAACAACTGGGAACGGTTTATGGGTCAACAAGATGACCCAGGAGACTCAATAGATTATTTAGTACCGACTGTTAGCGGTACAGTAACAAATAGCACGCTTTATGATTATATGGGTATTCCTACAGATGTGTCTCTAACATGGAATAACCTATTTGGGCGTGCGTATAACCTTATATATAACGAATGGTTTCGCGACGAAAACCTACAGGACAGTTTACCGGTCCCAAAAACAGATGGACCGGATACTTACACAGATTTCGCATTAGTAAAACGCGGCAAGCGGCACGATTACTTTACAAGTGCGCTGCCTTGGCCTCAAAAAGGCGACGCAGTTACATTGCCATTAGGAACCGTTGCACCAGTGACCTCTGATGCGTCGAATCCAGCGTTGTATCAAGCTGGGACAAGTACAGGTATCGGAGGCTTGTTCGCGACGAATTCAGGTAGCCCAGCTGGTAGTCTATACGCAGGTGGTTCAGTAGCTACACCTATGTCGATATCTTATGGTCCAGACGGAACAAGTACCACAGGACTACAAGCTGATTTAACAGCCGCAACAGCCGCAACCATCAACGATTTACGCGAAGCATTTCAGATTCAGAGGCTTTATGAGCGTATGGCGCGCGGAGGCAGCCGCTATACTGAAATTATCCAAAGCTTCTTTGGTGTAACATCACCGGACGCCAGATTACAGCGACCGGAATATATAGGCGGTGGAAAAACCAACCTTAACACACACGTAGTGGCACAAACATCGAGCACTGACTCGACGACACCACAATCCAACTTAAGCGCATTTTCAACCGTAGGGTTCGAAGGTCATGGATTTAGCAAGTCGTTCACAGAACACACAATGATTATTGGATTGGTGAATGTTTATGCAGATTTAACATATCAACAAGGACTAAACCGGATGTGGTCACGTTCACAACGGTTTGATTTCTATTGGCCTGTATTCGCCCATCTCGGCGAACAGCAAATTTTGAACAAAGAAATATATGCTCAAGGAACATCGGACGATGATAACGTTTTTGGTTATCAAGAACGTTGGGCAGAATATCGGTATAAGCCGAGTATGATTACTGGTCAATTTAGGAGCAACTATGCCCAGACTCTAGACAGCTGGCACCTAGCCCAAGATTTCGGCAGCCTCCCTGCCCTCAACGCGAGTTTCATAGAAGAAAACCCACCGATTGACCGAATAGTCGCATTACCTTCAGAGCCAGATATCATTATGGACTGTTATTTTAATCTTACCTGTGCTCGTCCAATGCCAACTTATTCAGTTCCAGGGTTAATCGATCATTTCTAGAGGTAATAAAAAATGGGCAAAATCGAGTGGGCCACAATCGTATATGTTGTTAGGAAGTTTGGTCTTCCTGTCCTTTTCGGTGCTTTGGTCGTGTGGCTCGTTAAACACGGCTATGATAATTGGGCTAACGTGGTTTGTTCTATTGGTGATGCTATCGCTATCGAAGTAAAGGAGTGCAGATAAATGGTGTGGCAAGCAGCCGCTATAATGGGCGGTCTTAATTACCTCGGACAGCGTAGTGCTAACAGAACAAACGCAAGAATAGCGTCAAGCGCAAGCCAGATGAGTCAAACGAATGCCAGAGAACAAATGGCATTTCAGGATAAACAAGTGCAACGCCAAATGGCGTTTCAGGAACGTATGTCAAATACCGCACACCAACGCGCAATGGCTGATATGAGAGCGGCTGGTATTAATCCTATATTAGCTGCTAGGCAGCCGGCGAGTACTCCTACGGGAGCAGCCGGCAGTGGTGCAATGGGTCAAGTGTTTACCTACAACCACCAGAACATTGCCAGAGCGGCGATTGACGGCTACCAGATTGCCAGTCAAGCGCAAAGTCAACAAGCAAGTGCAAAAGCAAGTATAGCGCAAGCCAGAGCCAGTACAGCATCTATAGATAAGATGGCGCAAGACATGGAGTTGTCGAAACAACAAGAAAAGAAATTGGTAGAAGAAACAAAAAAAGTTGTTCAAGACACAAAAATACAAAAAGTACTCAACGAAGAACGTTGGGAAAGGCTTTTTGCAACCATGGGTAAAGATAACATTATGACGGCCATTATGGCCGCAAGGTTTAATATACCAGTGGAAAAAGTCTTGAAAGGGTTCCCCAAGGGAATGATGCCTAAAGATCGCAAAAATATGGAAGATGCCTATAACAAGCTGTTAAGCGGTGACAGCTTTATTACGAGAGAGTTTAGCGGCGCCATTGATTTAACAAAAGAAGCAGGAAAAGCGGCATCTCGGTCAGTGCAATCTACACTGAGTTATATAAAGAAAAAGTTAGGATTTTAAAAATGACAAAAATACCATTTAGAACCGCATACAGCGGACCAGTGAAAAGCCAATTCAACACTGTTGGAGAGAGCATGACCCAACAGCATTTCGCTGAAGAAGCCGATATCGGCAACATTATTAGAAAACATGATCGTACTGGATTGATCGAGCATGTAGCTCGAGGCGTAGCTCAATACGGCGATTATACGCAAGTTAATGAGTATCGAGAGTCGCTGGACATCGTAAACAGCGCAACAGAAAGCTTTATGGAACTGCCGTCGGATATCCGCGCAAAGTTTCACAATGATCCTGGGGAGTTCTTTGAGTTCGCAACTGATCCAAAGAACGGAGAGAAAATGGTTCAGCTGGGGCTAGCAGAAGCCCCTCCCTCTCCACAGGCCCCAGCTGAGCCAGCGAAGAAGAATGCGTCTCGTCCGAAGGCTGCCGAACAGGCAGAGACGCAAAGCGACGAATAGGAGCTAAGGCACAGTTACTCACTTGATGTAACTGTGCCAAGTGACACCACATAGGAGGTGGAAACGTGGAAAAAGAAAAAAAGCAGTACGAAGTAGTGAGCTATAAGGTTCGAAACGAAGTGGCCCGTTGGTCGAAGTTAGGAGTGGCATTTGAAAATGAAACAAATATTAAATGTGTCTTAGATTGTTTGCCTACTCCAAGCGTCAACGGCGAAACCTACATTTATCTTAAGGAAAGGATTAAAGATGTACCGCAAAAAGATGAATAAAAGAAAATCGATGAAATTGTTTTCTAGAACAGCATCACGGGTAAAAAAGAAGAATTTCGCAACCGTGATGAGAGGTGGTTATAGAATCTAATGACATGCTACCACCCGCTCCTCGCATATAAAGACAATGGAAACATTGTTTTTAATAAACCCGCAGCTTACGCTACGGGTTTTAATTTGCCTTGTGGGCAATGTATAGGATGCAGGCTGAAAAAAAGTCAGGAATGGGCAGTTAGACTCATGCATGAAAATCAAATGCATGATGAATCTATGTTTATTACACTAACAATGTCGCCAGAATATTTAGCGACTAGGGAAAATCCCCATTCCCTGGACAAAACAGAATTCCAAAAATTCATGAAACGATTAAGGCGAAAATATGGCAAAAAGATTAAGTATTTCCATTGCGGCGAATACGGTGAAAAAAATTACCGTCCGCATTACCATGCCATTGTGTTCGGTCTGGAATTCGATGATAAAAGTCTTTTCCAAATAAGAGATGGAATAAGGCTATATACAAGCCAGCAGCTCACGCAGCTCTGGCCGTATGGGTTTTCGACAATAGGAGATGTAACGTTCGAGAGCGCAGCATACGTCGCGCGTTACGTTACAAAAAAAGTTACAGGTAAAAATGCAGAAAACCATTACGTGCGATGGGATCCCCTGACAGGGGAGGGGACACCCATCCAGCCAGAATACGCAACGATGAGCCGTGGAAGACAACACGGCGATGGAATCGGAGGCAGTTGGTTTAAAAAATATAAATCGGATGTATATCCGAATGATTATGTAGTGATAAAAAAACATAAGATTAGACCGCCCAGGTATTACGATAAATTGCTACCAGAGGACGAGCTCGAAGAAATTAAAGCAAAGCGTATAGAGGAATTGCCGGAAGTTATCGACGAATATAACGAGGCAATGGATCGGCTCTGGGTACAAGAGGCGGTAAAAGAGAAAAAGTTAGAAAATTTAATAAGAAATTTATGAAAAATGCGTCTCGTCCGCAGGCTGCCGAACAGGCAGAGACGCATATATTGCGAAAAGAGCAAAATTTGTGAAAACAACGCATAAAAATATTATTGACGTAGAGTGTATATTATGCACATACTACGACACAAGATGTAGTATGGAGGGTTAATTATGAAAAAGTGCATTTATACGATTTATGACAATGTTGCAAAGATCTATATGTGGCCGTGCTTCACAGAGCCAAATGATGCAGTTGCAATACGCACTGTCGGGAAGGCCTTGGAAGATCAAAACCACGATCTTGCAAAACATCCACAGGATTTCACGTTGGTCCGAATGGGTTATTTCAACGAGATAGATGGCTCATTCGACCAACAAAGTAAAA